GGAACTAGTCCGTAAATTACCAATTCATTCTGTTGAGTAAATGGTGCTACAAAATTAGAAACAGATGTTGTTAATGTTATTGTATTCAACGATACATCAGCAATTTGATAGAAGCCTGCCAAATTAGCTACTTGTGCTAATCCTATGTAATCTCCCGATTTAAGAGGTACAATATTCTCGCACGTAATTATCAATATTTTGTTAGCATAGGTAACATCAGTTACTCTAATTTTTAAATCTGTAAATCTATAAACATTCCACCCTGCATTATCAAAAGCTACCCAAACATATTGGCCGTTTGACAATGTGGATATATTATAAGAAGTAATATCAGATAAATGTCCTAGACTAATAGTTACGTCAGTTTTATCTACATAACCTGCACTTCGCAATAGAGGCATTGGATTTTTTAGTACAGGGAAAGGAGTAGAATTATATCCTAGTGGCTTAACATATAGATCGTTAGGAGTTTTTTGTAAGATAAAACTATTAAGAGTATTATCAACTCTCGATGTTAAAACAAACCCTTGAGGATTATTTTTAACTTCAGACTGAGTTATTACTATTTCTAAATCTTCAAATGCGTTGGCAGCGCCGTAACGGCCTACACGTAATGCCCACTCTTCGTAGAATGTTAAACTTTCTTTTCTATCTGCTGTTAGAACACCGAATAGATGATTTAAAACATTTTGTGTTCCTTTGTCTCGGATCATACCTTGATAAAATTTAAATTCACTAACTGAATCTTGAATAATATTGTCAAGATATTGACGTTTTTGGTATCCAACTAAATGCTGTGCTAGTGTCTGTTGTGCTGTATCAACACTATCAACATCAAGGCTGTAAAAATCTGCAAACTGGGTTGCAATATTTGTCCAGTTAGGCAATATTTGAGGATTAGGTTTTTTAGATAATTGAGACCAACTAGATGCTACAAAGGACGCTGTTCCTGCTGTAAATGTAATAGAGCTATAATAGTTTCCTTGATAGTTAATAATATCTCCCATATTATAATCTTGCCAAGGTTGCCATACTGCTATCTGTGCTTGATCAAATATAAATCCAGGAATGTCTAGTCCGCCGTACCATCCATTGGTTAAATATCCTGAAACTTTAATTCTGTCTCGTTTGTAGCCACTAGGTGGATTGTAGATCACATCATTAAACATGTCAACATTGTTAATAATAATAACATGTTCATTTTGTATCAAATAGAAACTTGCACAGTATATGCCATCTGATGTTCGAGGACTGTAACTAATAGTGTTACCTTCTCTATAACTATCTAATTGACTTGGCTGTAACGGAGTTCCGTCAACTTTAAAAAATTCGTAATTGTTAAACGGATTACTGATATCATCAACTACAGTTAATTTAGTTGTAAATGTAATACCGTTAGCAGATGGACTCAAACTTATAACTCCGGCGCCAACATTGCTTAATCCAGGTAATGCTGTCCAATTTGCAAATTCAAAAATATTAGTTGTTGGCAAATTGTAAGATGCGCTGTAATATTCGCCATTATATTTTACTACTGATCCGTAAGGGTATGCTTGGTTGGGCAACCATTCACTCCAAGTATTTTGACCACTTGACCAATTCTGTGTTGTCCAGAACATAAATTCTTTTGCGCTAGTTGACCAATTCGCCACTGATGCTAAATTGTTGTTAAATGTATCAAATATAAAACCTTGAGACATTAACCACTGTTCGTAACCTAGTAAAAAGTCAACAACATCCTGGACTGAGGATAAGACTGTTCCGTATGGAAAATTAATCGTGGTTGAACGATCCCACGTTGTTCTAAATATTGCATCAACTCCGCCTACTAAAGGCAATGAGGTTAGTGCAACCACAGTAGCTATGTCAAATGTAGCTTCTGAAGTAAACGTAGATGTCGCTCTGTAATAAGTACTTCCGTTTTTAATTACTTGTCCAGTAATGTATTGTTGATTAGGAGTCCATGTAACATAACTTTCAGAAATTCCACCAACTTTAACTAAGGTTCCGCCTGGATATGATTGATAGGCTTTAAAGTATGGTTGTGTTTTACTATAACCTTTTATTTCGTATCCATTGGCTATACGTGTAATAATTACACCGCTATAGGTTAATTTTTGTGTTGGGCTAGATGTATTTAAAAATACAGTATAGTCTTCTGATGGGATGAAGACACTGCCGGTAGCTAATGGCGTTTTACTTTCTAGTAATAAATTAAACTGATTTTGATTAGTAAATGCACCAACACGATAACTTAATTGTGGAGTTATATTTTCTAAATCAGATTTGTATGCGTTATACGATACTAAGTTATTACTGAATACATAATTTAAAATTAAATCAATTACATAATTAACAATACCTGCGGTTTGTACTCGAGTTTTACTAGAATACACACTTGGCAATACAATATCCTTTGGTCTAATATGTAAACCTGTTTCGGTATAGATCAATTGGCCAGCTAGGTTTTTAGATATTCTCGATCTGTCAAGAAGTACACCAAAAGATTTGGCAGGATTTAATAACATCGCTGTTATTAACACGCTGAATGGGAAATAACTACTTCTGCGCCAGGTAGCTTCAACCGGACCTATATCACCAAACACATAATTACCGCTAGTATTGGTAACAATCACACCATTTGCTAATCCACAATCTAAAGGACTAACCAGTAGACCTTCCTCATTAACTGGCAGGTGATCTAGTAAAAATGGTCTTATATATTTTGTTAATGTCACTGCCGGAACGCCGGGTTCTCTTACAACACCGTTAGCAATATCTTTCCACATGATTAAATTATCACTGGTATAGGGTGCAGGACCATATACACTAACCCACCAATTAGGACAAATACTAAAACCTAACATTTCCCAAGGACACAAATTAGGACGGTCAGTATCTAACATATATCGATAAATTCCTCTCCAATATCCCGGAATGGCGGTACCATCTGGAGCGGTATCAGCAGAATAGTTATAGGTAAGAGGATTGCTTCTATCGTAAGTCAATGGTAATGAAAAATCAACTCCTACAAGACTTGACCATTTATAAAAACTTGGAGCAAGTACTTGATTAAATTCTGCTAAACTGTAATCACTAGATCTAGAGTAACCTGGTATAACATCGTGGATATCAAAAATCGTTGAGTCATACTTAACTTTAATATTATTAAAAATTCTAGTTTCTAATTCTAAAATTAGTGCATCTCTATAGTCACCATATGCTAATAACTGACTACCATCGTGTCCTTGTATCATCACTCGAGGAGTTACTAGAGTGGTATCGGTGTATATCTGTGGAGTATACGCTGGCCAAATTCCTAATTTAGTAGGAGTAGCTGGTACAAAACAACCATCGGTTGAGTCATATTCAACTGTTGTAATAGTATCACCTGTTAACAGTTTTACTGAAGAATCTATTACAACCATTGCCTGATTACTAAATGTATAATCTCTTCCATGAATCAGTTGTGTTTTTACCCCATTAGATGTCCAATATACTCCAACTGCTTTATTTGATAACGTATCTAAACTAAACACTGTAGACAATGGGTAAGTTCTAATTCTATAATCAACAACTGCTAAATTTGTCGTAATATTAGCACCGTATGGTACCATGTCGCTGAAATAGTACGGAGCAGTATTTGGTTTGTTTGCATTTATTTTTTGTAAGACTAGATCTGTAATAGTTGCAGGATCACCATCGACTCCTAAAGAACTTGCAGTTACAATAAAGTTTCTTTTAAATGTTCCATAGTCGTCTCTGCTAGTTTCAATAGCCTTGACGATGTTGTTTGACTCAGAAGTTATATGATATATTCCAAGACTCAATGGTCCACTATGTTGTACAAATTTAGTGCCGTACTGCGTAATGTTACCAATATCACGAATATTTGCTGTTGAGCTATCTATATTTTCTACAATAGAATTTAAATGTGCAGAAACTTCGCCTAGCGTAAATGTACCTATCGCATCATTTAAAGGATTATTTTGTAAATTTAACGGAATTTCGTAGAACCCATTACTATTAATAGGTTGTGCCGCAAATGTTCTAATAGTCAGAACATCTGTTAGCAATATAGGAGTGTTTAATACTATTTTATAGTGTACTGAGTCTGCTGTAACAGAATAATGTGTACTATTTAAAAATACACCGTTAATATAAACTTTAATTGATAAATCTGAAAGATTAGTAATGTCATCAAATATATCGATACTGAAATTATTAGTTAATCCAGAATTTTTATAAATTCTAACACCTGCTTGTACATGTTTTGTTTTGCAGATTTGCCAACCGTTAACATACACAGTATTACCACCGTAATCTAATGTAGACAAATACCCAACATCAACTGCTTTTGTTAACACAGAAGTTGAAGTCTTATATTGAAATACATCTGTTGCAAGAGTAAAGTCAAAAACAATATCTCCAATATTACTAACATTCTGATAGCTTAATGGAAATCCTAATACAGTATCGTTAGAACCTGTTCCAACTTTATAAGAAAATATAGTAGTTCCTAAAAATGTTGAACCGTTATAAACAGAAGTATCACTATAACTAATTCCACTACTATCTACAACATCAAACAATGGGGGTTGGTTAGTTGTTAATTTTTGTTGCCCGACTATCCAGGTTGACCCATTATACCAATATGTTTTACTTTGATTAATTTTACCTTGCAAAATAGTGGTTGTTTGATTAAATGTCGGAACAGCAACTTCTACCAATCGAATTTGTCGACGACCTTGAATATTAACAAATGTAACTTTGTAGATGTTATTTTTTACAAGAGGATCTAGATCAGCTGTAAAAATTACATTCATACCTTCAGATAATTGAACGCCGTCAATATTATAACCCAATGAACCTTCAACTGATAAAAATGCATTTGAAGTAAAAGTATCGATTAAATCTACATCATCTATTGCAGTTGTTCCAAAATTAAATAATTTCAAATCTGCTTCAAATTCTATAATAGGTCTAACTGCTCGAGCAGATTGATCTAATGACGGTGTATCACCGTTTGCAACAATAGATGCATTTATAACATCTTTGTGAAACCATCTGTTGTATCGTGCCCATGGATTATGATCTCGACTGGCTCTATTAACTACAATATAGTCAGGGGTTGATGCAAATCCCGATGCATCACTAAATGGTTCAGCATCAAACGGTATTGAATCAAATTGGATTTGTTCGCTACTTGTATAGGGATTTACTATTTCTAAAATACTTGTAGGTATTAATTTAATAGAAGAGCCTACACCTTCAACATAGTATGTACCAGTAGCGTACAATTCTGGAGTAACGTTTCCTGAAAATGCAACTTTCATTCCGTTGCTTAAAGAGATACCGCTGGTAAGAGTGTACGTATTTTTTCCAAGAATATCAGATGTAACATTTAAACTTGATGCACTATTAATATCAAAAATTTCAATAACGCCACCTAAGTTAATATCTGTTTCGCTTTGATAAAATAATACAGACGGTGCATTGTTTGGAACTGTAAATGTAATGTTTCCAAGTTCGACACCATTAGAACTTATACCTGAAATATTATAGCGATTACGAATATCAACAGATCGAGCCGTCATGAAACTAAATGGATTGCCGGGACTGTTGATCTTAAAAGTATATGTTTGTCCTCTATACAATTTTAAAGTAGGATTTAAAGTTAGACCGTCTGGGGTAAACAAATATTCATTGGTATTTCCTTCAGATTGTATTTCTACTGTGTATGTACTTGCTACATTTGTAGACTGACCATGAATTGTAATAATATCAGGACCGTAAGGCAACCAATAATAATTCTGAAAATTAACAAATTTATCCCAGTCAATGTGCGGATCCCAAGAATACATTTCTTGAGTGTTTAGACGAGCATGGTTAGCAGTATTACCACCAAACACATTTAATTGATTTATATAATCAATGTAATCTTTAAAAAACGTTACATTACCTAATACATCCTGGACAACCATTCCAGGTTCTAGTTGATAATTTTGGCGTGTTTGATCGGCAGCCTGCACATAAACATCTTCACCAGTGGCGGCTTTTGCATTTTCGCGTCCAATAAATCCGCTAGTTTTTGTAACTGTACCTTTTTGATACAGCTGATCAATTGTTGATTGAAGGAATTTTTTGTTAGCTGAAGTTTGATAAAAGTCAGGTAAAAAGTTTACACTTAGCCCTGCTCCAGTTGGGATATTACTATTAGCCATTAACTATTTGCCCCGTAATTTGCGCTGGTTATTTGTTGGTTGCTTGCCGCAGTTGCTAGTGCGGCGCCTGTTACTGTTTTAAGATTAGTTGGTGTTAATCCGGATACAACACGTATGTTGTTAGCCGTAGCACAACTCAAAAATATTGAATTGCTAGGGCATTGTATTTCAAATAGACTTCCAAAATATTGTCCTGTCTGTGTTGGTACAATTACAAACGCAATAATATCAGGTGCTAGTTTTTGCATTACGTAAGTTGACAACTCTGTAAAATAGAATGTATCTCCAAAGTCCCAGTTAGTTAACGCAAAGAATTGATTTATTGCAATAACAATTCTTGAAATGACATTTGCACTTGATGCTGTAGAACTAGGATTTATCATCACTTCAAATGTTGCTTGCAAACTTGGATCAGCCTGTGCTCCAAATAACAATACATAATTTACAGGATGATAAACAATTTCATCGCTGATAGATTTAATTAAATTTAAACTAGGCGACAATAATGTATTCAATTCGTCCGAGCTTGGAGGAAGAGGTTGACTACCATCATTAAGAGCACCATTGATTATCCATTGTCTAAATGAAGTATCATAGTCTTGTGTTAGTATGTATACATCCATTATATTGCTTGAACCTGGATCAATGCGACTGTCGTAGTCTGCACTATGAGTATATTGGAATCGTAAATTGCTTCTTCCAGCGTATACTTTATAATCTAGAGTCGGATTCAATGCTCCGTTAAGATATTGTTCAACTGTTTGTGTATCTACAAAATAAAAGTATTGACCGTTGGTCCATTTTGTCAAAGGATAAACAGAATTATATGTTGACAGTATGATTACTGGGCCATTAGCTGAATCGTTAGTAACATATTTGTAGTCTTCCTGTCCTAGAGATATTTCATATTTTTGTTCTACAACATATCTAGTTAACGGTTCTACGTCAACTGTTGGATATACAATGTCAGTAAACATCTGTGGATTATCAACTACACCCGAATCTGTAGGATCTGAGAATGTTATAACAATTTTTTTAGGATCAATATAACCGTCTTGACCAATGTACTCGCTAACAATTTGCCAATTATAGTTAACACTAAATGAATTGTTAGAAGGATATGGTTGCGTATTAATATTTAGAATTTTTACAGTATCGGAAATAGTATTGCTTGAAATGGTGTCATAAATTTTAGTATTACCATTAAAATAAAAAGTAAGTTCAGCATCACTTTCAAATACATATCTTAAAGCTCGTGTTGTAATTGTATATGTTTCTGTATCAGTGGTGAACAATAAAAACCAACTAGCATCTCTTTGAGTGCTGGTTGTATCACCTTGATAATCTAAACTAAATCCGCCAGATGAATTAACATTGTTTTCAAATACAATTTGCCAGCTTTGAGTTGGTGCATCATAACGTAATCCAAAAGATGCGTTTGCTAACACTAAATCAATTATCTGAGTCTGAACACTAGATAACAATGATGTAGAAAATTCCGGAATAATTGATATCAGTTGTGAATTAGCTGGAACTGCTTTACTTAACACAATAGGGCCTGCTCCTGAAGCAAGCACACCAGTATTGTTTGCTGTACCATCTCCCGATACACTGATTACTCTTGCCCAAATATAAGACATTCCGCCTGGTGGTATAATTCCCGATGCTGGAATATTAGCCAATGAGTTGTTTGCATTAGTGTTAAAGTACTTGCCTGATGGTGCTACAAATTTAATAGTTGCGCCTTGCGTTATATAAATTAAATCAGTTGAAGTGTATCCTGGACCAATTTTTTGTGGTGAGCCGTCTGAAATGTTCTGTACATATCCTGTTGATTGATTGCTATCCGATGTTACGCTGTTCCATGATACTGTCAACCCCGGAGCAATGACATTTAAGAAATTTTGATAATAAAAATTTCGAACATTTGGATCTTCAAGTATAGGCTGGACAACATTATTAATTACACCCTGTATATCAAGCTGTGTTACATAGGTAAAAGTTGTACCAGTTTCGTACACTTGTTGGTATATAATACCGTCATCGGCAAATAGATTTGTTGTGCTATATTTGCCAGTAGGATCAGTTAGATCAAAATAACGACTGATACCACTACTAGATCTGTTTATCGATTTTACTTTTAAAACTTGAAGATTTGCACTAAGAGGACTGATATTATAATCCTCACCTGTGATCATTCTGTTTTGTGTATAATAAGTTTGAGGTGCGTTTTGCTGAACGCTGGCATTTGATTCAGATGCCGTGGCGTTAATTACCGAGCTAGCTAAGTTTAATGTAACCGTTAGTGTTTCAGTTGTATTGTTAGCAGATACATAAGGAATATTAATTGATACACTGGTGATATCACTAGGATTAATTATGTAGGTTGATCCAACACTCACACGGTAATAGACTCTAAAATTACCTAATGGTAGTTGTCCAAATGTGCCGTCTGCAAAATTCAATGTTATTGAATCATTTGCTTGAGTAGTAACGCTGTAAATAGTTTGAATATTTTCATTTAAACTATTATAGATAATATTGTTTCCAGTCAATGCAGGAACTTGTTTCCATAACACACTTTCATTGCCATTTTTATCTAATTGCCATACCCATATATCTGTATTGTTAATATTGTGTGATGCTAGATTAATAGTTTCATTACTGCTAGGATTAGTAACTGTAAAAGAACCTTGATTCAATGTACCTTGTGTAAAATTAAAAAAGAAACCAGTACCTGCACTACCCGCACCATACCCGTCATCTTTGTATATACAGGCTACTTGGTTACTTGACTTAGGTGGCTCTTCATATATGTAACTTTCACCATTAAAAGTAGTGCTAGTAACTTCAAACGGCATCGATTGGCCAGCTACTGTTTTAGTAAAGGCATATATCGGAATACTAGTAGTGTTTGAATTAAATCTATACTGAGCTGTCGGTACGTTATAAATTGTTGATTGATCTAAAGGTGTTCCAAATTGTTGCTGTTGTGGGAACGCCGCATTTAATATTTTAATAAACTGATCGTGCCAATTATGATTACTAGGATCATTCCAAGAAACAATTTGTCCTGATAAATTTAGTCCGTTACTGTCAATAACATTTTCAGTTGTACTTACTGTGCTGAATTTCAATAGCCCAGTTGCGGCTTGATTTCTGTTGGCATTGTAGCCAACTAATCGTGCTAGTCTTAAAATACTATCACGACGTTCGGCTGTTTCTAAAAAGTTTTCACGAGCATTTAAGTCAACACGGAAAGCTATGCTTTGGCCCACGAACGCAATAAGGTCGATTAGGGCAAGGTATTCGCTAGACTCGATATAATCGTTAAAATCTTCTGGGAAATTAGTACGGATATAATCAATCATTGTGCGACGCAAGTTATCAAAATCATAACTTGTGAAGTCTGCGTTTTTAAATGATTGGTATACTTTTTGCCAATCTTCAGCTAATAAAAGATTATTCTGTCTGCTTGTTGAACTCATGATTTGTCCTAATAAGTGTATTTATTAGATAAAATTATGTGCGTATTTTATAAAGTTAGCGTAGAAGATGACAATCCATTAGATTGATCAAACTTTAATTGTAGGTTTTCTTGCAGGTTATACGGGGTAAATTTTAAAGAAAACTCTACTTGTAATCCATTATCATATTGTGTAATTGTCACATTACTTGCCTGTACCCTAGGATCAGCATTAACAATCGCTTCAACATTTTGTGTAATAAGAGATTGTATTTGTGGAGTTAACGGTTCAAACAGCAAGTCCCAAATGATACAACCTATCGTAGGTTGCATTAATCGTTCTCCCTGACGAACGTAAAAACTATTGAGCAAATCTTGTTTGATTAACTCAAAATCGTATAGTTTAAAATTTTGAGTAGTGGTATTTACTGTACTAAAACCTTTGTAAATTTGTGTAACTGGTTGAGATAATGCATTTTGACCTGTAATAGTAATGTTATTGTATAGTGTAGTAGGCATGCTTGCTCCTTATTGTTGCGCCTGTGGTGGAGGCGGTGGATTAAATGTATCTGTTTTAGTTGTATAATTTTTCCATAATTCAGGAATAGCAATACCAACAAATGATTGAGATAGTTGAGTTGGAATGACAGCAGCCACTACCTTTCCAGAATTTTTAACTGGTATTGCAGGAGGTGCATTAGCAACTATATCGGTAGATATCGGATTAAAAGAAGGCGGCATTAAATTTTCATGATGCGGGTAAGGTTCCATTGTCGGAACCCTTAACATTATGCTAGTGATACTTGCACCAGAGGAGGGCAAAGGATTTCTAAATGTAGGTAATGCGGATGGTAATGTCGCCTGTACAGCAGATCCTGCCGATGCTGCCGCAACACTGCTATTCATGTAGATCTTTGCGGCAGTTTCTACATGATTAAGAGTTGAAAGAATATTTGTAGTGGCACCTGACGTAAAATTATTATTGCCCTTAGTTTTTAAATCAAATGCAAGTGCCGTAGTCAGTTGAGTTCCGCCGTTCACTAAGATAGATAAATCATGTTGGAATGAAAGATGGCTAGTGCCAACCACTGATTCGTCTTTTGTACCACCAACACTTATTTTATTATTTCCTGTAACTAAAACTGTTTTGTTGCCAACTACTTCTGTTTGATGGTTGCCAGTTGCTTTAACATTAATATTTCTTACAGCTTCCATATTAATGTCTCGTCCTGCATAAAAATTCATATCATTTTCTGTGTGTACGCTAATACTGTCTTTTGCATAGATATCTATTTTACCATTACTGGTTAATTCTATCCAGGTAGTACCTTTACCATTACCTATATAAATTAAATCTTCACTGTTATGCAACAATATTTGATGACCAGTACGGGTGCGAATACGCACTAGTTCGTTATGAGGTATACCTGGATTTCCATCTGTTTCGCCTGCTTCAACTGATGCATAATATGGAGCACTACCTGCTACTGTCCTACCTTGAGTATCTACTGTGTCACCAGCGGGGGATCTACGTAAAAATTTATCGTCACCGTCATCCATAACAAATGTAGTTCCACCCAACCTACTAACACTTGCGGTGGCGGCATATTCAGCAGTACCTACTGTCCCACTAGGCCCATTTTTATCAAGAGGTCCGGGTGTTGATATTCCAAATACTTGGCTGGGAAGTTCTCTCCTTGCACTAGACGTAGTAATACCTCTAATATCATCTAGTAATAATCCTTGATTGTCTAAAATTGTAGCAAGCGGATGTTTGGCTTTAGGTGTTTGCGTAGTATTTCCTGTCGGTACATTCGCACGTTTATTGTATTCTGCCACAGGCACTCGACCTGTGCGTCCGGCCATATCGGTTTTTTCAGAGAATGACTCAGTTGATAATTCTGTAGCGGCAAGGCCGGGGACCATAAAGTTCATAAAATCGTTTGGTACGCAACCGAACCAAAACCCCTGTCCTGGATCTCCGTTAATAAAAATTACTGCTACTATTGTACCTACATCTGGCGGTACCATCCACATACCATAGGCCTTTTGTGCATCGTCGTAGGTGTTAGTGCCAGTTACAAATTGTGGACCTGTACTACCAAAGAAAGGACTTATCATCCTAACAGGCAAAACTTGACTAGCTGACTCACTGTCACCTACGTCTTTTAATAATTGCACTTGTAATCCGCCCATATAGGTAGTGTCTAAAAAACCAACCACCTTTGCCAGGCACGGGGCTGCCGGCATTACTTGTGCATCTTGTCCTGTATTGTGTTCTACTGTCATAATTATTTTATTATTTTATTTGCTAGTACTGGTCACATTATTAACTGTATCAGTCTTAGGATCAAATGTTGCTGTGCTATCTTGTCCTTGTCTTCTATTAACTGTTAACGTTTGTTCAAAGACTCCACCTCTAAATTTACTTTCAATTGTAGTAATTTTATAGAAACCACTAAATTGCTCACACAATGCAGACTTTCTATCATACATTCCAGTAACTTGATTAATATCTGAAGGCGTTCTAAAATTTACAATAATATCAACTTCACCATTTTGATAGTTGATATCACCGTCAGATGTTACGTTGATAAGGTCTGTTTGATTAGCAGTATAATTACCCATGCCGCTGTTGGCAATATAATAAGGATCACCATTGATGGTTATACTTGCGTTCATCATGTCCATACCTTTGACCATTGAGTCGTGAAATAGTTTGGCTGCACGACTAATTTCAGTTTCTCCCCTAGATCCACCTCTTCGATCGTGTGACGAAGTAATAGCATCGTACTTTGCTTGGTACGCTGGAAATCCTTCTGCACTACTACCACTACTCAATCCGGGCTGTAGATTAATTTGTTGTTGCTGTTTAGTTTCAGCTGTCATACCTTGTTGAGCTTGTGTTACATTGTCAGCAGTTCTTTTATAATTATCAGCCATAAATGATTGATAAAATGTATTCTCAACAGTAATGTCAAAGTTTTTAACTTCTGTGTTTAATCCAGTGTACAAATAATCATAGATTTTTGCAACTTGAGCCTTTAATCCTCCATTAGAAAATCCTGGAGCGGGTGCATTAGGCAATAATAGTTGGCTGGCATGCACTTGATATGGCACTACTCTATAAACCATTAACTTAGGAACTTGTCCTGTTTGCTTCATGTTAGCTGTAGAAGACACATAGTATGCCTGAGTGTCTATACGCCACCAAGGTCGCATGCCAGTAGTATTATTAATTAAGGATGGATCCAGTGCGGCAGCCGCGGCACTGCTTTTTAACAGCACCTGATTAATAGCATTAACTATGTCAGAACCTTGAGAAAACATAAATGAAACTTCACCGGGTTTTGAATTTGTTTTGCCTCGAACCCATACTTTCTTTGATACATCCCACACATTATTTGCATCTTGATGAGGACGTTGTCCTGTTCTAGTCACATCAAATCCTAAAGTTGCTGATCCCAGCGCATTACATTGAGAAGGATCTTGAACTAATAATTGTGTTGTACTTGATCGTGTTACACCTAGTTGTTTTAATAGTTGAGCATTGTCTGGAGATTGTGTGCTTTGAGTAGCGGCATTGGCCTGTATTAAAAAAGTACCAGTAGTTGATGTTGAAATATTAGGTGGAAATAATATTAATATCTCATCTGCTACAGTGACAGCGCCGTCTTTTTGTAGCTGTTGGAATCTAGCATTGACAACGTTTTGTAAACTTTCAGTTCCAGTTTGTAGTATTTCTTGTACAGTAGTTCCGTTTATAGTAGCGTTACTTTTTAATTGTTTGTAACTGTCGTCCAGTGCACCAGCATTTGCAACTAGCCCTACAACATTATACACCGCTCCAGCGGCAGTGGCTTTCACACTAATTGTGTTGAGTTTAAAAGGTATGTATTTTGTTGTGTTAGGTACTAGTGCGAGAACACCGTCTTCAGTATTTCCTCTAAATTCTATCACTAATAAGAATATTGCTTCGTTATAATTTTGATATCCGGCATTATAGGCAGCGGCCTGCATGGCAATCATCCACGCTCCTAGACTATAAGGTTCAACTACCTTAAATTCAATGTTGGTAACATTAGTATTGCCTGTGCCTTTTTCAAAACCATATTGACTTGTTATATTAACTTCATCTAAAAAGAAATCAAATTGTTGTCCAGCAAACCCAAATCTGTTATCAGGATTTCTAAACGCACTACTTAAGATAGTTGGCGGGAATTGTCCTGCCAAGTAAGACGATAATGGATAGTTAAAACTATCTGGATCTAAACAATACATGCTGAACAGATAATTATAGCTGGCAAATCCACTTAACACATTTGGCATGGGTAGTTTAAACTGTGATGGTGTTGGATTATTAAATAATGATTTAAAATAACTGCCGATAGAGTTTACTAGGCCGCCACCGCTTGCTGATGTTGCTGTTACACCGTTTGCTTGTGAGCTAGAAGATGCTGTTGTTGCGCCATCTGCCATGTTATATTCCTAATGCTTGTGCTAACATACCATACTGGCATAGATATATTTTAGTGCCGGGAATAAAATCAAGTATTGGATCTTGTAATACGTCTAAATTACGTTGTATAAAAACCCACCACAAGTTTGCAGTACCATATAAGTCATAGGCTAATAAATCTGGTCGATAGGTATACTGTGGCTGAATAGTGTATAGATAATCAGAAGCTGATGAGCTTACTGGACGAATAGTTAAAATATCCAAGTACTGACCATTAACCATCGGAGTTATAGCATAAGGACTAGTTGATGTATAAGTTGCTGTCATATTAAATATACCCTGGTGATGAATTTAAATAACCGCCTTCAACGAATCTGTCAAGGCTAAATTTCTGTGAAGTATTTCTGCTGTACATCGGTAATAAAGTTATTGTAAATGTACTTTTAGTTGGAACATGTGTTACACCGCCTGCTACACTTCCTCCTATTCCAAACAAACCTAGTCCGGCAGCAATCTGTCCAGCTCCGCTAGCAAGACTACTTATACCTGCTGTTATGCCCGAAGTCCCTGGTACTGATGATCCGATCGCATTTGATGCTATTGAAATTGCATCAGCGTATCCTTCAATGCTGCCTGCCGCACTGCCAACAATGTTAACACCAATATAGTCACAATCTTTGTCTAGGGTCATGCTAAAATTTGAAACTGCTACTGGCACGTTTGAAAACACGTACTGACCGTATCCGTTAAGATAAACTATTGGGGGTGGGTTACCTGCCTTTGGATCATATCCTGTGAACATTTTGGTCATAGAACGTAAATAGTGCAGAGAAGCAAGCCAGTACAATCCTTGTGTAGGATCTTCAACGTTCATCGGTGCTGTAATTTGTATACTGCCTGGTTCACTATGTTGATACGCTTGGAATTGAAAATTTGTATGCATAGTGCTAATTGATTGATATTTTGCACTAGTAGATACAGTAATTTGAGGAGTGTAAGGAAATACTAAACCATTGACATTCATTAGTGGCGCTAACACCGGACTATTTCTAAAACTAGGCCAAGTGGGCATACTCAATCTAACTCGCCAATCAGCGGCATTACCTGTGTTGAACGCGGCAGTGGCTGCCGAAATATCTCCTGCAACTTCAGCGGCAGTAGGTATGTCGATCGCTCTAATAGCACTACCAAAATTAGCCGCATTAGAAAGAGCCGATATTGCCGCCGCGGCTTCTCCTACTGCGTTTGCAAGGTTAACAACGTTTTGTGCCGTTGTTGCTACACTATTACCATTTACAGCCATAATATATCCTTTTTGGTATAATATTTAGTTGATTTTATTATGTGCGTAGTTTATAATAGCATATCAGAGGACTCTTAGGATGACATTAATACCACAACCAGTAAAAGTAAATTACCTAAACAACAAGGATATGTTGTTAGAAATACATAGATCAAAAACATCATATTGTGTTTTTACCAAACCAGAATATCATCAATATGATCTTATTTTACCAAGTGTTGACAAAATCAATATTCGAACAATAGCAGAAGCCAAACGTGCTAGAGCCAAACGATTGGGACAAGAAGAATTTGATAGACGTAAAAAATCGGGCGAAAAAGTCAAGGCCGCAGACTGCGAAGTTGATTACAAGAAAATGATAAAGACAGATCTAGTGTTTCGTATAATGACATTTGATCATATCCCACTTAATAATACTCGTAAAAAGAATCCTAAAAGCCTAGCAGATCATAGAGACAAGGTTAACTTTCCTCCATTCCAACATTGGAAATTTAATGACGAAGATGAGCTGATTTGCGTGGGCAAGAGTCATTGGAAGGGTGATTTAGTTAAGGGTAAGTTTGACAAAGATGCGGGTCAAATAACTAACACTCTAGCACGTATGATGTTAAAATTGTGTGAAAGATATGCTACTCGCGGCAACGTTCGTGGCTATACCTACAATGATGAGATGAAGGGTCAAGCTATACTACAGCTTACACAGATAGGACTACAGTTTGATGAATCGAAATCTGATAACCCTTTTGCGTATTTTACTGCCGCTGTTACTAACAGCTTTGTTAGAGTTATTAATATCGAAAAACGTAATCAAAATATCCGAGATGATATTCTGGAAATGAACGGTATGAATCCAAGTTATAGCAGAACCGGTGCCGGAGAGCATGCGGCCGCAATGAAACGTAATGATGAAGCAGGGCCTAGTGAATGACAAATTTATTTAAAAGAGTAGCTTGTTTTACAGATATACATTTTGGATTAAAGTCTAACAGTTCAGTACACAATCAAGACTGTGAAGACTTTGTAGATTGGTATATTGCCAAGGCAAAGGAGGAAGGTTGTGATACAGGTATCTTTATGGGCGATTGGCATCATAACCGCAATAGCCTTAACATTACTACAATGGATTATAGCCTTAGGGCCTTGGAAAAACTGGGTCAGGCGTTTGACAACTTCTATTTCTTTCCTGGTAATCATGATTTGTACTATAAAGACAAACGGGACATACACTCTGTGGAGTTTGGAAAGTATATACCTGGTATCACTGTGGTACATGAGCCTACTACTATTGGAGATGTCACTCTTTGTCCGTGGCTTGTAGGAGAAGAATGGAAAGGCGTAAGCAAAAAAGGTGGCAAGTATATCTTTGGTCACTTTGAATTACCTAATTTCTTTATGAACGCTATGATTCAAATGCCTGATCACGGAGAGATACAACTTGATAGTTTTAAGAACTATGAGTTAGGATTCAGCGGACATTTCCATAGACGCCAACAACGTGCTAATATGATCTATATTGGTAACGCATTTCCTCACAATTATTCAGATGCTTGGGATGATGACCGCGGTATGATGATCATGGATTGGGATGGTACTCCTGAATATCATGCGTGGCCTGGACAACCTACATTCCGCACAGTTAAGCTAAGTCAGTTAATCGACGAAGCAGATACTATTATTAAACCTAAGCAACATTTACGTGTAAGTTTAGATATTGATATTAGTTTTGAAGAAGCTAGCTTTATTAAAGAAAAGTTTATTGCAGATTATGACATCCGTGAACTTACACTAATTGCGGAAAAGAAAGAAATAGAAATCAATACCAATATAGATGTACAATCTTTTGAAAGTGTAGATCAAATTGTTAGCAATCAAATTATTAATATTGATAGCGACACATACAATAAAAACATCTTGTTGGAAATTTATAACAGTCTATGATAAAAATAAAAGAGTTAACAGTACGTAACTTTATGAGCGTGGGTAATCAAACCCAGGCTGTCGATTTTAGCAAAACCAACTTGACTTTGGTACTAGGTGAGAACTTAGATCAAGGTGGAGATGATAGCGGATCGCGCAACGGAACTGGAAAAACAACTATTGTAAATGCACTTAGCTATGCTCTGTTTGGCAACGCATTGACTAATATTAAGAAAGATAACCTTATTAATAAAATTAACAATAAGGGCATGTTAGTTACATTATCGTTTGAAAAAGATGGTATCGACTATCGTATCGAACGTGGTCGTAAACCCAACGTGTTACAGTTCTTTGTTAACGACCAAGCTCAAGAAACAGATGAAACAGATGATGCTCAGGGTGATATGCGTGAAACGCAAAAGGACTTAGATGACTTGTTAGGTATGAGTCATGACATGTTCAAGCATGTGGTTGCATTAAACACATATACTGAGCCATTCTTAAGTATGAAGGCTAACGATCAACGAGCCATTATTGAGCAGTTACTAGGTATTACCCTGCTAAGTGAAAAAGCAGAAACACTTAAAGAGCTTATCCGTCAAACTAAAGATAGTATCACGCAAGAGTCTGCAAATATTGAAGCTACAAAACGCAGTAACGAAGGTATACAAAAAAGCATTGACAGTTTGATCACAAAACAAAATGCATGGAATACTCAGCATGCCAACGAACTAGAGAAAATAGGTCGTAGCATTGTCGAATTAGAGAGCGTAGATATTGACGCTGAGCTTGCGAAGCATGCGGAGCTCAAAGTGTATGATGAGAAGTCAGCGAAGCTGAAAAGCCTAAATAAAGAGCGTGCAACGCTCGAAAGTGCGATAGCACAAGCGGAGCGAAGCGTCACGAAGTACGACGGCGAGCTCGTCAAGTTGGCTAACAAGACCTGTCACGCATGTGAACAAGAGCTACATGATCACAAGCATGAAGAAATGACCGCTACAGCACAAGGGCACCTTGACGAAGCCCGGCGATATTATGCCAAGGTAGAAAAAGATCTAGCCAAAATACTTGCTGATATTTCAGCACTAGGCGAGCTTAGTCAACGGCCTAAAACCTACTACGACACCATAGAGGAAGCGTTCAAGCATCAGAATAATCTTGCCACTTTAGAAAGTCAGCTTAACATCAAAGCAGTAGAAGTTGACCCGTATCAAGAGCAGATTGATGAGCTCAAGCATACTGCCATGCAAGAAATATCCTGGGATCTAGTTAATGAATTTAACCTAATCAAGGATCATCAAGAGTTCTTATTAAAGTTATTAACATCAAAAGATTCGTTTATTCGTAAGAAGATTATTGACCAGAATTTGGCCTATTTGAACAATCGATTGACCTACTATTTGGACAAGCTAGGTTTACCGCACTCGGTCACTTTCCAGAACGATCTAACAGTATTGATCACTCAGCTGGGGCAAGATTTAGACTTTGACAATCTGTCTAGGGGCGAGCGTAATCGCTTGATTCTAGGCCTATCATTTGCCTTCCGCGACGTGTGGGAATCATTGTATCAAGGTATCAACCTACTGTTTGTTGACGAGCTTATTGACAATGGTCTAGATGCATCGGGCGTTGAGGGAGCCCTGGGCGTACTTAAGAAGATGTCACGTGAACGTAAGAAAAACATCTTCTTAATATCGCATAAGGACGAATTAATTGGCCGTGTAAACAACGTCTTGCGTGTGGTTAAAGAGAACGGATTTACATCATATGCCACTGACTTGGAGATCACAGAGTGACACCCAAGGATGAGGATCTGCACGAAGAGCTAATGCGAGTTTTTCGCAAGTACTTCGCGGAAAATCAAGAGTGGTTTGACAAGGATACCTATGCCAGTACTATTAGGCTCCGGCATCTTTTAAGCGATATTAGGCACATTTGTAGTGATAGGCGCAAGGCAATTAGGCTGTGGCAAATAGATAAACGGGCGCAGTTAGATGAACGTAAGGTTCGTCGCGCTCAAAAAGGCAAGGGTAAGGAAAATAATTAACTACATAGTTAATGTCATGGACTTATCAAAATCAACCAGTAGAAACTCTGCCCGAAGATTGTGTGGGATTTGTATATCTTATAACAAACATCACCAGCGGGCGCATGTACATAGGCAAAAAATTAGCAAAATTCTCCAAAACCACTTATCGAACAGTAAAACTTAAAAACGGCACTAAGAAAAAAAAGAAAATCCGTAGCAAAATTGACTCAGATTGGCGTGACTATTATGGATCGTCACCTGAATTAACCAAGGATGTTACGCAGTTAGGGGCAGAAAACTTTACAAGAGAGATACTTTTCTACTGTAAATCTAAGGCAGAATGCTCTTATATAGAGGCTCGTGAGCAGTTTTCACGCAGAGTTCTTGAATCAAAAGACTATTATAACGGTCATATTCAAGTGCGTGTGCATGGTTCACATATACTCAAAAGCTAATAAAACAGGCCGTTAAAACACCAAATAAGCCCGCACAGGCGTTGATCGTGTGCTCTAAATCCGTTCTGATGTGTGACGGTATGGAAGTTCTGCTTGGTGTCAGAGTTATAAATTACTATCCTTTACAGGACGATGATCAGATACGCCGCTAACTGGTTTAATTTATAAGTGGGAGAATAAGGCTAAAAGAGTGGGGAGAACCCACGGGTTTATCAGTGTGCTAGCGTATATTGATCAACTGCCGTCGTATAAAGACTTGGCTCGAGGTACCGGATGACCGCCTCTGTAACGCCATAACGCTAGGTGACATTGTTCAACTCAGATAATGTTCTTTGCCCTGCCTGGGCAAAGTGTGACTGAACAATCTAGATAATATTTAAAGTGCTTCGCACTTGATTATAGTCTATAAAGAAACAACAGGTGTTTGAGTGCTAACGAAAACACAGATGAACGTAGTTCATCTTACTAACTAGATAAATATCGTATATGAAAATCTATGAAATAATCTCTGAAACATCAGTACCGGCTCCTGATAATCTATTGGCTTTGATCAAAGACACAGCTAGACATCTAGATCCTGCTGCCAGAGAATCGTTAATCTTTAATTCTGGATTTATTGCCAAGAATACCTTTCGTTTTATGACTTTTGTAAAATGGATTGGTGCCTACGAAATTGCCTGTACATATCTAGCACAGGTAGCTTTGGTCAACAAGGCTATTAAAGAACGACAGATGCCGGAAAGTGATCGTATGCCGGCATATAGAATCCTAGTTGAGGAAACTGTAGTTGCATTAGCTGCCAGTGGTTCAATTGTAAAAGTTATTAGAATGTTAATAGGTTTTACAGTAGTAGGTCGAGTAGCTGCCTGGGTAGCAGGTGGTGCCGCAACAATCGCAACATTAGGTGTATTTGGTGGACCGGCGGTGCTTGAGATATTGGCTACTACTGCCGCTAGTATTTGGCTTCAACAATGGGTGCAAACTGAAGAAGGCAAAGAAGTTATTGCCAACTGTGTGATGTATGCAATTGATCCTGCACTAACTTGGCTATGGAATCAAGGTCCCGGTAGATTTATTTCATCAGTTAAGACGCATAACATATCTGATCAAGGTGCTAAGACCATGGGCAAAAAAGATGATCCACTTGGCGATCTTGGCAACAAGGTCAATGACAAGTTGACTGGAACTGATACAGATGTAGACAGTATTTCATCTAAAGCCAATGCTGCCAAAGATGCTGTGAGCAAACACTTTAACAAAAATCCCAAAGCTCCCTTGCCCACAAGTGGCAAGTTCCTGGATATTGATATTTAAAGCAAGGGCATCTGAGTATTTTTAGTTGCTTCGATATTTTCTTTAATAATATCGTTTATAATTTTAATGTCTTCAGTGGTGTATCGATCAAAGAGATCGTTGACATTTATACTGCCCCGCATGTACCAACCAATTCTAAAAAATTCTTCTTTGTACTGTAGTATTTCTTTATCAAGCCTAACTAGATATTCTTCAATTTCCTTATTAGATAATCTAATTAGGCTTTGACGAAAAAATTTGATTGGTCTAGTTGTATGGCAAACGAATCGGCGTGTTGACAACTAGCGCACTGCACCGTGGTATCTGGATATCTCCACAGGGTATTGTTAGCTTCAATTTGTTCTTTGATGCTTTCAAATATGTCTCGATCGCAGTTGTCCAAGAATTCTTTAATAAAACTACGTTCTGTAACCACAGTACTTTCTAACTCAACTTGATCTACAGTTTCAAGAAAGATTCTATTCTGTAGTTCTGCCAACGCGGCAAATACTTTTGGTACTTCTACATCTCGTTGCTCGGCAGTTAAGGTATCTAGCTGTGCTAGCTGTTTTTGTAGCATGAAGTTTTCTAAATTGAACTCAGTAACCTTTTTATAAGTCAATGGTTTGATTTTGATCACTAGATTTTTAAGTACAATTTTAGGCTCGTATTCACATCGACTAAAGTGATCTAACATAGAGCTTAGATTAATATCATAGTCACCCTCTTCCCCGCAACTGGTGCAGGTGTGTGTAACTGACATTTCATTTCCATAGCTGGCAATTCTAATGGCCACTAGAATCGCATCGACGTCTAAATTGCTGATATCCCATCCGTCGGTAATAGATGGACAACAGCTTTGCATTAGTCGCACGGTTGATTCTCCGTTTAATAATGCGTCCGGAGTTTTCATTAGGATTTCATCCATACCGGTCATGCCAAATACAGGCATTTTATCCAAGTCGCCTTGTAAAGTGCCGGGATTGTTAAAGATACCCTTTGAAGGTAGTTTAATGAAAATCTTAGGTTGTCGAAAAAACTGCTTTAGGGGATTTGTAGCCATGTTAAACTCCGGATAAATATATTATAGAGTATTTATATACGCATATTTCGGGGAAAAATAAATGACTGAAGACGAATACAGACAAAAGAATCTTGAGGTTCAAGAGAAAATACTAGAACTCCACCGACAAACGAATCGTAATATGAGTCTTACCCAAGGATTTGACATCAGTGGTCAGTCAAGAAAATTTGGAACAGACATCACCGAAATGCTGACTAGCCCCAAGGCAGCATTTCAAGCTCTAGAAGATAAAATACACGAAAGTTATATTACTTGGAGTAAGTCATCTGAAACAGGTATTGGCTTTAATAACGATGCTATAGGGCTACGTGCCAGTATTAATCAAACTAGACTAAGCACTGATCAGTGGAATGAAGTTATAGATAAAGGAAAATATAACTTTACATCACTTGGCGGTAACATGACCGACAGTGCTAAGATCTTTAATCAAGTTTCCAAGTCATTTAGTGACAGTACTGCCGCTGATAGTCTGCGTAAAATGGGCTATACAACTCAAGACTATAACGAGTTGTTGGCAATTACCATATCTGGTCAGCGTAGAATTAATCTTGACAACGATGCAGAACGTCTAAAACTACAACAATCAGTTGCTGAATTGGCCAGTGAAATGGACAAGACTGCACAGCTAACAGGTGTAAGTCGTAAAGAGCAAGAATCTGCTCTGCAAGAACTACAAAAGAACGCTCGTATACAGGCCACACTAGCAGGTATGGCTCCTGAACAGAAACAAGCATTAGAACAGGCCACTGTGGGACTAAAAGGCCTAGGCTTGAATAAAGTAGGGGAAGAATTATTCACTGGACAGGCAAAGACTAAAGAAACTATTGCTATACTAGCTGGATTAGGACCTGCAGGAACACAGTTACAAAACGCAATGAATAATCTGCGTAATGCACACACTGACGAAGAACGTAAATCAGCTCTGGCTCAAGTTAAACAAGCTGAAACAGCAGTTGCCGCTCAGATGAGTACTGAAACTTATAGACGAATGGTACAAACAGGCGAAGGCGCTGCCGCTGATGCCGCACGTACTGTCTATATGTCTTCGCAAAATTTCAATAGCAGTATTAAGAGTGTAGCTGATCAGTATCATGTGTCAATGGATCGTGCAAGACAAATTGCCGATGAAGATGCTGGATTTAGACAAAAAGGTCTAGTTGCTCAGCGTGATCAAAATGGCGAGATTATGAAAGATGCACAAGGCAAGCAGTTAATTGACAAGGCTGCCGGTGCAAAGAGCACAGAGTTATATGTAGAAGCAAATGCTCGTCTAAAAGATTTTAATGCTACTCTAGGACAAGTTATTGATAGTATTAATCAACGTTTTGGTGCAACAAAAACTGCCCAAGACATGATAGATCAACTTAAAAATGTTAAACCATCTGATGGCAAAGGAGTAATACCAGAAGGCACTCCGGCCAGTGCCGTTGATAGAGCTAATGGCATTGAAGCGTTAACACGTTTGCCTGGAGCAATACAAAATGGTACACTGTTTAAAGACATTGGCAGTATAACTATAGATTCTGTAAAAGAAATTGGCGTAGGTGCTGTTACCATGGCCGCCGATGTGGTAAATTTAGTCGGAGAGCTTGCTACCGGTAAACAACCAGTTCCACGTGCAGATACAACTCTTGGAGCGACTGGACAACCGTTTGAAAAAGGCCCAGTTAATGCTCTAATCAATGAAGGCACTAATTTAGAGGGTGTGTTTAGTTCTCAACAAATCGGCAAGTTAATATCTAATACAATATCAATGACTGCTAATCAGTCTAGTTCAGGCAATCTTGATATAGGCAAACTAAGCGAAATGTTTAATACAACTATCAGTTCCGCTGGTAGTCGTACAAATGCAGGCACTGATTCACAAGAATCTGCTCAACAAACAACATCCAGTATTCAAACTAGCTGGAAATCAGCTGTGCAAACTATGATTCAAGACAACGAATCAGCAATTAAATCTAGCAGTCAAGCACAACTAACAACAATTAAGCAATCTGAAATTGAAAAGACTTCGGCAATTGAAAGCGAAAAGAAAAAACAAGATGCAGTTGTTGCAACTACTGGAGTTCCTGAGTTTGTTGCGGGCATACAGCGTTCAATTGGACCTATGACTAGCGATTTACAAAAAGCTACAGGTAACGCAACTAGTGAAATGCAAAAAGAAATGATAGCCAAGGCCAAAGAATGGAATGCCGCACCTATGTTATCATTATCAGACATGCAAAAACAAGTGTCTCCAATGTTTGATAATCTAAAGGAACATGTTGGAGGATTGAACAACGCTACCAGCAATATTAAACAAGCAGTAGTTGAGCAACCAAAACCAGCAGTAGTTGAGCAACCAAAACAACAACAGCATGATGAAATTAGACAGGGCACAGTGACCCTAAAAGATCTGCACATGGACCTAGTAGACTTAAATAAGAATGTTGTGGACATGGTCAAGCATACTGCTGAATTACTTGAAACTAGCGGTAAAGTACATAGAGCCACTAAGAAATTGAATCCTAACGTAAGTGTTAGATAAAGGATAAAACTAGAATGAGTTGGAAAAAATACTTTACACCGGTTCCGATCAATGGCGAGATGATGGGTCCAATCAACGGATCCAACTTTAGTAATCGTCCGGGACCTGCAAGAACAAACTACAGCTCATTCCTTCCAGACATTTACACAGGTAGTCCTAATCGTGTTGAACGTTATCAACAGTATGAAGTTATGGACAGCGATCCTGAAGTTAATGCCGCCTTAGATATCCTTGCAGAATTTTGCACACAAAAATTAAAAGATTCAAAAAGTCCATTTGCAGTTAAATGGCGTAACAAAGGAACCAACGCTGAGATTAAGATCTTAGGCGAGTATCTAGCACAATGGAACAAGTTACAAAAGTTTGACACACGTATTTTCCGTATTGTACGCAATGTATTCAAATACGGCGATGCATTTTTTATTCGTGATCCTGAAAATCAAAAATGGTCATGGGTAGATCCTAGTCAAATTGTCAAAGTTATTGTAAATGAAAGCGAAGGTAAGAAACCTGAACAATATGTTGTTAAAGATCTAGCACCTAACTTTGAAAACTTGATTGCTACAATGATCACACCTAATGTAAATCCTAGGAATAACGCAGGAGGTACCGGTGGTGGTGGTACGTTCGGTGGTGGCCAATCGGGAACAAAAGGTGCTCCGGGATCCGGATCTACTAGTTCAAGCAGTACTCGCTTTGGTTTAAATCAAACAGAAAGTGCAATAGATGCTAAACATGTTGTACACCTAAGTTTATCAGAAGGATTAGATCAAAATTATCCATTTGGTAACAGTTTGTTAGAAAATATCTTTAAGGTTTATAAACAAAAAGAACTATTAGAAGATGCAATTCTAATTTATCGTATATCACGTGCTCCAGAGCGTCGTGTTTTTAGCATTGACGTGGGAAATATGCCTAGTCACCTAGCTATGGCATTTGTAGAACGTGTAAAGAACGAAATCCACCAGCGCCGTATTCCGTCACAAACAGGGGGCGGACAGAATGTCATAGACTCTGCATACAATCCTCTAAGCATAAATGAAGACTATTTCTTCCCTAAAACAGCAGACGGTAAAGGTTCTGATGTGCGTATGCTAGAAGGCGGTAAGAATATTGGCGAGATTGATGACTTGAAGTACTTTACTAACAAGTTATTCCGTGGATTACGTATTCCAAGTAGCTATTTGCCTACTGGTGCTGATGATTCACAAAGCACATTCAATGATGGGCGAGTAGGCACAGCATACATTCAAGAGCTACGCTTTAACAAGTACTGCGAAAGACTGCAAAGTTTAATAACCAGTATCTTTGATGAAGAGTTTAAGATGTACATGCATGGCAAAGGATTGAATATTGATCCTAATTTGTTTGAATTAAACTTCAATCCTCCAATGAACTTTGCCAGTTCACGCCAGGCAACCATTGATGCTGAACGTATTAACACATTTAATACTGTACAAGCTGTTCCTTTCATGTCAAAACGATTTGCAATGAATCGTTTCTTAGGTTTAACTGACGAAGAAATTGCAGAGAATGAACGTATGTGGGCTGAAGAGAATGGTAAAGGACAACCTACAGATACAGATTCCGCTGGAGAAATGCGTAGTGCAGGCATATCAGCAGGTGGCATACAAGGCGATATGGGTGCCGCTGCCGATATGGAAGCTCCAGAAGACTTGCAAAGCAGTCCAGAAGCAGAAGGCGGAGTAGGTGCTACGGCCGCACAGGGTGCAATGCCAGGTGGTCCTCCAGGTGGCGGACAGGGCCCAGTCGCATAAATACATTATGATTTTAAGAGAACTGTTTTATATTGATCCGGACACTCGTCATGTAGCTAATGATCTACGTTATGAGGCTGACCGTGATAATTCAACTATACACAGGACTGATACCCGCAAGACTAGATTAACACTAAAACAAATAAACGAACTGCGTAAGAGTAGTGAAGCTCACATATTAGAGCAGGAAAAAGAATTAGACTTTATCCATGATATGTACTCTGCTCCTCCTCCACAGCCAGGTCAATAATTAAAAAACTGTCAAAACTGACTGTTTTCACGCCATTACCATACACTTTTTTAATATAAGTGTAAATAATACACAGCCTTGTAACACAATCACAGGAGAATTTAACATGACTGACCGCGCTCAATTTGAAGCAATGCTAGAAGCTTTGATCAACGAAGATCAAGATACAGCAAAAGAAATCTTCCACAACATCGTTGTTGGAAAATCACGTGAAATTTACGAAGAATTATTAGAATCAGACTTTGGTGGAAAAGCACCAAAAGATACAGGTAACCCATACGACTCAGAAGATGACACTGAAGAAGAGCCAACAGATGATGATGGCGAAGATGATGGCGAAGAGCCAGACTTTGGTGGTGATGAAGAAGGCGAAGATGATGCTGAAGGCGAAGATGATGCTGAAGGCGAAGATGATGCTGAAGGCGAAGAAGAGCCATTTGGTGACGAAGAAGGCGGCGAAGAAGGCGAAGGCGACATTGAAGATCGCGTTATGGACCTAGAAGACGCATTAGAAGATCTAAAAGCAGAATTCGAGCATCTATTAGCAGGTGAAGAACACGAAGAAGAACAAACTCCAGGTATTCACGGTGACGGCATGCCAATGCATGATTTAGCCGCACAGGTACACGGTGATGATGGTGCTCAAGATGGTGCTGACGATCTTGACAATCTAATGGAATATGTTAATAAAGTAGGTGGAAACACATACAATTCATTTGGAAAAATGGGTGATGACGGTGTAAACAAGAAGTCTGTTATCGACAATATGAAGAATGACATGGGTGGTACAGTAGAAAATATCGCTCGTAACGACGTAGAAAGCCCAACATTTGCAAACCAAGGTAATTTAAAAGGTACAGGTTTGTTAAAAGGTAACGTAGTTCCTAATCCAGATGCAGCCGGTAACGTTAATGTTCCAGGCGGTAAAGCTGGTAAGACAGGTTTCACAAAGCGTGAACCAGGACACGGACCAGAGAAGAAAGGTGCAAGCGATAAGCCAGCTAATAGTAAATCTACTATTGGCGGACGTATTCGTTAATTAGGAAATTACATTGAAAAATATGTTGTATCTCCGAGAGAATCTCAGTTTCAACGAAGCAAAAATGATCGTTGAATCTGATGACAAAGATGGGAAGAACTTGTACATGTCCGGGATTTGCATCCAGGGCGGTATACGTAACGCTAACCAGCGTGTTTACCCTGTTAATGAGATTGGCAAGGCTGTTAAGACCCTTAACGATCAGATTCAGAACGGTTATTCAGTTCTCGGAGAAGTGGATCATCCAGATGATCTAAAAATTAACCTGGACCGTGTAAGTCACATGATAGTTAATATGTGGATGGACGGTCCTAATGGTTACGGTAAACTGAAAATTTTACCAACCCCTATGGGACAACTAATCAAGACAATGCTGGAAAGCGGAGTCAAGCTAGGTGTTTCTAGTCGCGGATCCGGAAACGTCAAGGAAGACGGATCCGGTGAAGTATCAGATTTTGAGATTATCACAGTAGATATGGTAGCTCAACCTAGTGCTCCAGGAGCATATCCCACACCAATTTATGAACACTTGATGAATAATCGAGGCGGCATGAATGCCTTGCGTATAGCGCAAGAGGTGAAAGGTGATCCTAAGGCACAGAAATATCTCAAAGAGAGTTTATTAGCAATAATAAACAAACTCCAATAATAAGGAGAATCACATGTTGGATGCACTAAAATCGTTATTTGAAAACAATGTGATTTCAGAAGAGATCAAAGAGTCAATCGAAGCCGCTTTTGAGAATCGTATTAACGAAGCTCGTCAAGAAGTAGCTACACAACTACGCGAAGAATTCGCACAAAAATACGAACACGACAAGAATACAATGATTGAAGCAGTAGATCGCATGATCTCTGAACAATTAGCTGGCGAGATTGTTGAGTTTGCCGATGATCGCAATCAATTAGCAGAAATGAAAGTTAAGTATGCTAAGAAGATGAAGAAAGACGCTGAAGTAATGAAGGAATTTGTTACACGTCAGCTAGCTCAAGAAGTTCGTGAACTTCATGAAGATCAAGTAACAATGGCAAACAAGTTTGGTAAATTGGAACAATTTGTAGTTGAGGCTCTAGCTCAAGAAATTACAGAGTTTATGCAAGACAAACGTGATCTAGCTGAAACTAAGGTACGCTTAGTTCGCGAAGGTCGTCAAGAAATCAAGAAGGTAAAACAAGAGTTTGTAACTCGTGCCGCTAAGATGGTTGAAGGTGTTGTAGAATCAGGACTACGTTCTGAGATTACATCATTGAAAGAAGACATCGAAGCCGCTCGTCGTCAAGATTTTGGACGCAAGTTATTCGAAGCTTTTGCTCAAGAATATCAATCGTCTTACCTAAATGAAAAATCGGAAACAGCAAAATTACTCAAAGTCATAGACTTGAAAGATCAAGCCATGCAAGAGGCCGCACAGGCCGTTGTTAAAGCAGAACAGATCTTAGAAAGTAAAGAAGTTGAAATCCGTACTCTTAAAGAGAGTCAAACAAGAAAACAAATCATGAGTGAATTACTAGCTCCTTTAAGTAGCGAGCAACGTGAAATCATGAATGAATTGATGGAGTCTGTAAAAACAGAACGTCTAAACGAAAGTTTTGACAAGTATCTCCCAGCAGTTATTGCTGGCAAAGCTCCGCAGAAGAAACAGGCACTAGTAGAGGCTAAAGAAATAACCGGAAATAAGATTTCCAACAACCAAAATAGCAGTGAAAGCGAAAGCAATATCGTTGATATTCGTCGTCTAGCTGGACTAAAATTCTAAGGAGAAATTTAAATGTCAGAACTATTAAACGGACGTTGGGCAGAAACTAAGGAAGCCCTATTAGAAGGCTTACAAGGCACTAAAAAATCAGTAATGGGTGTAACCCTTGAGAATACTCGCAAGTATTTGATGGAATCTCCAACTGCTGGTGCTACTTCTGCTGGTAACGTTGCAACTTTAAATCGCGTGATCCTTCCAGTGATCCGACGTGTTATGCCTACCGTTATTGCTAACGAGTTAGTAGGTGTACAACCAATGACTGGTCCAGTTGGACAGATCCACACATTGCGTGTTCGCTACAGCGATTCAAGCTCTGGTGCTGGTGTGTTAGCTGGTGAAGAAGCATTAAGCCCATTCAAGATTGCGGCTTCATATTCTGGTAACCAAGTTGATGGCGCAGCCAAGGCAGCTTCTACAGCTACTCTTGAAGGCCAAGCTGGTAACAGAATGTCAATTCAAATCTTGAAACAAACAGTTGAAGCTAAAACTCGTAAATTGTCTGCTCGTTGGACATTCGAGGCTGCTCAAGACGCTCAAGCCCAACAAGGTATTGACGTTGAAGCAGAAGTTATGGCTGCTTTGGCACAAGAAATCACAGCTGAAATTGACCAAGAGATCATTGCATCTTTAACAACTCTAGCTGGTACAGCAACACAAACTTATGATCAATCACAAGTTAGTGGTACTGCTACATTCGTTGGTGACGAGCATGCCGCATTGGCAGTTCAGATCAATCGCGTAAGCAACTTGATCGCTCAACGTACACGTCGTGGTGCTGGTAACTACGCTGTTGTATCACCATTTGCTTTAACAATTCTACAATCTGCTACTACTTCAGCTTTTGCTCGTACAACAGAAGGTACATTTGAAGCTCCAACAAACACTAAGTTCGTTGGTACATTGAACGGTGCTATGAAGATTTATGTTAACAGCTACGCTCAAGACACAGCTTCTATCCTAATTGGATACAAAGGTGGTAGTGAGTCTGATGCTCCTGCATTCTATTGCCCATACATTCCATTGATGAGCAGTGGTGTAGTTTTAGATCCATCAACATTCGAACCAGTCGTTTCATTCATGACACGTTATGGCTATGTTGAATTGTCTAACACAGCATCTTCTCTAGGTAATGCGGCTGACTATTTAGGTCTAGTTGCTATTACTTCAGGTAACGTTAAATTTAGTTAATTTAACTACCCTAGAGGTTTGTTATATAGAAAAGGACTCTCCGGAGTCCTTTTTCTTTGGGTAAATATATCATGTCCACAACACTATTTTATAATCCAACATCGATTTCAAACGTATCAATTGCTAATGAAGTAACAGGAATTCCTAGCATTGATTGGAAATATAATCCTACATTTCTTGGACAAGGTGCCTATGCTACTAGCTCTAAGCCCTTGTATACTATCAGCGGATTGTGGATGGAAAGATTTTTAAACAACACAAGTCAATTGTGGTGCACCGGATTTAATATTCCCGACAATGGCGCTACGGTTGCGGGCATAGAACTACAACTTAATGTATTACGTGCGTCTCGAATAGAAGATCTAGTAATACAACTAACATTAAACGGCGAACTTATAGGGGACAACTACGCAAGTACAGTTAATCCTGTGCAGTCAGATATGTATACCGGAGATTTTACAACACCATTAAATCCTATAGGAGATCTTAATATCTATGGAGGGCCTGGAGATTTATGGAGTACAACCGGTCTTACTAGTGCTAACATAGCAGATTCTACGTTTGGCATTGTGGTAAGTTTTCGCAGTAATCAGATATATCCGCACAGAGATACTGCCTATTTAGATCAAGCAAGCCTAAGAATCACTTACGCATAAATACATTGTAACAACTCACATGGGGTGAGTTTTATGCGGAAATCCAACCGCGTACGGCCTAGAACGCCGTTATTCTTTAAGGAGAAATTAAAATGGGACGTCCTTTAAATAAGAAATATTTTGGCGGTCGTAATGCCGGTATCACTGGTGGTTACAATCGTTCAGTAGATTCAACATCTGGATTAGCCGGTACTAGCGTAAATGCCCCTGGCGTTACAGTTACAACTGTAGGTTCATATACAACAGCATTTCCAGCATTAACATTTGCCACACCATTAGGTGGTGAAGGTATTACAACCGCAACAGCAACTGGTACATTTGTTGGTAAAGTGATTTCTGCAACAGTTGCAGGTGGTAACAGTGGTACTAAAGCATATCAAACTGGTCAAGTATTATCAACTCGCGGCGGCGCAACACTTACAGTGGCAACGATTGCTAACTCACTAGGTGATACTATTGCTAGTACAAACGGTTCAAATCAAGTTGTATTTTCAAATACAACAGCATACATTCCAGGTATGGATTTCTTGACAAGCGCAAGTTTAACAGGTTCTGGTCTAACAGCCGCTACACGTTACTGGATTGTGAGCGGTTCTGGTACAACATACTCTGTTGCTAGTTCTTATGCTAACGCTATTGCCGGTACAGCATTGACATTTGGCTCAGGCGCCGTTGGTTCAAACGGTAGCGTACTAGTTGGTACACAAGCTGGCCCAATCGCAACTCTTACAGTTACAACTGGCGGATCAGTTACAAGCGGATCAACCGGTGCTCAAGCTACTACAAACACAACAACGCCTGGCGGTACAGGTGCAACTGTAGTACTAACCTATGGACTAAGCGGTGTTACAGTTACTGATACTGGTGCAGGTTATGCTCCATCACAAGCTCCAGTAGCCATTACAGCTTCATCAGGTTCAGCGGCAGCTACAATTACTTTAGAAGCAGAAGTAACAAGTGGTTATAGTGTAGCATTAGACTATCCAAGTATTGTTGCCTATGCTATTACAACAGGAACAACAAGTCGTCGTTATAGCGATATTGTCAAGCAAGAAGGCTCGCGCAGTTTCAGAGTTGTTAATACAGACAGCAAGACATATCCAGGTACTTTCTGTAAATTAATAACAGCAACTCCAACAGTAGCTGGCACAATGGCTATTAATGCTACTGACTCAGATGGTAACACATATTGGGTTGAAAAGCTCAGCAACCGTAAAGCAACTATTGTTTCCGGTGGCGTTGGCACTCCAGGAACACAATTTACAACACCTACACAGGTGCCTTGGACATTTGGTTCAGCAGTGGCAAACGTTTCAGTTAAGATCGATAACATCTAATAGTTAATAGGAGCCCTTCGGGGCTCCATTAACCCTACAGGATACAGAATGTCAAAAATTGTAAAAGTCAGTAACGGTGACTATAGTCTACAGGTACAAGCTGGTGGTAATATTATTCTTGATACTACCGGAACTGCCATTGGAAGAAATTCTGCACAATATGGAACGGTAACTGTCTGGGGCAATCTTGATGTTAAGGGAACTACTACCACAGTTGAATCTTCAGCACTAGTTGTTGATGTTAATATTTTAAAAATTGACCAAGGATTAGGATCAGCCCCCGGCATACCAGCAGGATTAAATTATCAATCTGGTTTTGAAATAGACAGGGGATCATATGCTCCTGCACAAATTTTATTTGACGAAAGTGTTAAACACTACGACTCTACTACAGGATTAAATCCTGCGGGTACGTTCTTGTTAAGAACAGGAATTTCATCCGGAACTCAAGTTTTAAATGGATTACAATTAAGAACAATCACAACTGATACTTCAGGTGATTTAAGTTTTGATATGCATGGCGGAAGTCATGCTTTAGCTATCGTAAATGTTGGCGGGACTATCGGAGTCAGCGGGCATACATTAACTAATGATGCTGTTAACTATGCCGGAACGATAGGAACAACACTACAACCTTACCATATTCCAAATGTGCAATGGAACTATGGATATGTATTGTCAACCTTAACACCATCAGGACAAGGCGCATCTGGCACGGCAATAGTGAATGAAATACAATGGCCATTAGCAGCCAGCGTGAGCCCAGCTGTAGCTGCCGGCGCGGCAGCAAATGTGTTGGTCACAGGGACACTGGGCACAAATACGACATATCAAGTTCAGTTTAACGTTAACAATGCGACTAGAGGATATTTTGCCACTACCGGACTTACTGTTGACAATGTTAGAACATTTAGTAATACTATTAACAATGTTGCTAGTAATCTAGTACTAACATCGACTAGTACCGGTACTGTTGAATTAAATGCAGTGCTACAACTAGACGATCAAATCAGTCCTCCAGGATCAAATAGTAGTGGTACATTACTTTATTCACAAAACTCAACAGTTACCACGCTGGCCGCCCATCCAGGAAAAACTGGTATATATTTTAGTAATTCGATAGGTACTGATGAATTAATATCAAAAAATAGAGCATTACTTTTAAGTATATTATTTTAAGGAAAGAACATGGCATTAACAGCGACACCAATCATAGCAACAGCAGTAACTAGCGGAACTCCTAATGGCACAACAATCTACACTAGTAGTAATAACAATGCCATTACCAGCATGATAGCCTGTAATAACAGTGGAAGTCCTATTACTTTTTCATTATACGCTGTGCCTAACGGCAAGACAGCCTATGTAAATCCTGAATGTACAATTATCAGTAATTTATCTTTACCGGCAGGTGAAACACTAAGTTTAGATCAAGAAAAATTAGTATTAGGCAATAATGACGTTATTTGTGCCATAGCTAGCACAGCCTATACAGGCACAGGAGTTAGTATAATTTTAAGTACATTACCGGTATAATTATGAGATTTTTAAAACAACTTAATCTAAATCGTAGAATTTCAAACGATACTACATTGTATTCAGATGTGACTAATTCCAATGTGTATGTGAGTCCTACTGGTCGAGGAAGTCTTGTAATACCAAATGGCCCTACAGGTAGTCAACCAACAGGCTTGCCAGGCATGATGCGTTATGATACTACAACCAATCAAGTGATGGTATTTCAAGGTGGCACTTATGGCAACGGTGGCCAATGGAGGGCATTGCGCTTTAAAGAATCTGTAGGCATCACTAGAGAAACATATACCGGAGATGGTTCTACTACAGTGTTTGGACCATTAAATCCGCAACCTCCGGGCATTGTGCAAAACGGTTCAACATGGACCGGAGATAACTTGATTGTAATAGTTGGAAATGTCTATCAAACTTGGAATTCTAATTATCTAATTCAGACAGGCAGCACAATTGGTGCTCCGTACAATGCATCTCCATACGACGGCACAAAATATTTTATACAATTTACCTCTGCTGTTCCAGGATTAAGCACACCGATTGTTATTCTGCACGGTTTTGATCAATAACCGCTAGGAGTCAACTATGGCTAACCAGTTTGGTAGAATTAGCGGCCCTTTACTAGCAGATAATTTAAAACGTAACGGTATAAACCTTGCGTTTGATAATCAATTATTATATCTAGATGTTGTTAATAATCGTGTAGGCTTTAATAGTCTAAGTCCAGTTAATGATCTATTCACACCTACTGCTATCGACAGCATTGGTTTACTAGTTGACAATACTGCCGATATTGGTAATTTTATTATCAGTACAAGCACTATACAGAATCCGTTAGGTACTATAACCATTAGTCCTAATCAATCTAGTAATCCAACAATCGTAGTACCACAATTAAGTACAGCAAATTTATTGTTTAGCGGCAATACAATTTCAGATAGTGTACAAGATGACAGTATTAACATCACTGCTAACGGAACTGGATTAATAAATTTAAACAACAATACCGTAGTTACTGGTAATTTACATGCTACCGGTAATATCACGTGGGACGGTAATATCACCTTAGGCAATAGTAGCAGTGATACTATCAATTTTGTTGCAGAAGTTAACAGTAATATCTTGCCATCAACGACTAATACTGATGATCTAGGATCAAATATTCTACAATGGTTAACAGCCTATGCAAGTAATCTTAATTCGTCAACTGCTATTATTTCTAACAGCGCTACCGTAACTAATCTTACCCTAGGAAATATTAGATTTAATAGTAATAATATTTCAAATGTTAATTCATCAAATAATATTTCATTCGTAACCAGCGGTACTGGTGTTGTTAATTTCAATGGAACAAATTATGTAAATGTTAATAGTATTAATTCACCTTTAGGTAATTTAGTATTGGCAAGTACAGGGGACGGATTTGTACAATTCAATGGCACTGCTATTGCTATTCCCTTAGGAGATACTGCAACAAGGCCCAATAGTCCACAAGTAGGAACTATGAGATTTAATACTGACTTACAGTA